CCAATGGTCCTTTCAATCCACCGCGATACTCGCACATCTATGAACTTAAAACCGTGAAAGAAGAGAACTCCAAAGGGTCTTGGCACGGTTGGGAGATGTCCCGCGTGGGACCGATCACGGACAAGACCTTGTACGTTCGGGCCAAAGAGTTTCACGATTCGATCAGTGAAGGCGACGTTCTCGTCAAACATGAGCAGGAAGAGCAAAAGGCGACAAAAGAAGTATTTTGATTGCTGCGGGGCGGCGTGAGTCGCCCTTTTTGTTTTTTTGTTGGAGTGTTAGATGAGTGTTCAAAAGTTTATCCAGATTTTTGATGGACTCCAAGAAGCGTATGGCACTTTCAAGATTGAAAAAGAGAGTGCGACTGGCAAAATGCAGGGCAAAGCTGCCGTCATTCGTGAATCACGGACCACGGTGCTCTGGGAGAACCATCTCAAAGGCAAGACCGGGATTGGGATAATACCAATCAATAACGCTGATGAATGTCAGTGGGGGTGCATAGATGTTGATCAATACCCGCTCGATCACAAGGTTCTGGTGCAGAAGATCCGCAAAATGAAACTACCGTTGGTGGTGTGTCGCAGCAAGTCTGGTGGCGCCCACTGTTTTCTTTTTACCAAAGAGTTTATTGAAGCAAAAGACATGCAGAAGGCTTTGCAGTGTATGGCCTCTGCGCTTGGGTACGGAGAAAGCGAAATATTTCCAAAGCAGATCAAACTGCATTTAGATCGCGGCGATGTGGGTAACTTTCTTAATCTGCCGTACTTCAACGCAGAAGAGGGGTTGCGCTACGCGATTCAGGATGATGGCACTAGCGCCACGTTACAAGAGTTCTTTGAGCTTTACGAAGAGCATGTGCAGACCCTCGAACAAGTTATTGCGTTGCAGGTTGTCAAAGTCAAGGAAAAACAGTTATTGGCAGATGGACCGCCGTGCCTTCAAATCCTTTGTACGGACAGGATCAGCGAGGGTGGTCGCAATAATGGCCTGTTCAACATAGGGGTCTACCTGCGAAAAGCTTTCCCCGATAGTTGGGAGAGCGAGATTCTCAGCTACAACATGCAGTATTTAGATCCGCCGTTGCCGCTCAATGAAGTGAACATTGTAGCGAAGCAAGTACAGCGGAAAGACTACGCCTATAAGTGTGCCGACGCGCCGATCAACGCGCACTGCAATCGAGAGCTTTGTCACACCCGCAAATTCGGTGTGGGGTCAGCGGTGCAGGGGGCAAGCATTGGCAACCTGAGAAAATACAACAGCACCCCGCCAGTCTGGTTTATGGACGTGAATAGCGAACCGTTAGAACTGGATACAGAGGGTCTGATGAATCAGAGTACTTTCCAGAAAGCGTGTATGGAGCAACTTAACTTTATGCCGCGCTCTGTTAGTAAACAGGTGTGGGAGAGCAGGATCAGCACCTTGCTCACGGACATGAAAGAAAATGAGAGTGCGATAGTCGAGGTGAGTCAAGATGCCAGTATTGCCGGTCAGTTCTATGACTACCTTGAGGAATTTTGCCGCCACATGCAGCAAGCGCAAGATAAAGAAGAGATTTTGTTGCGGCGGCCTTGGACGGATGAAGAGATCAACCGGACGTATTTCAGGCTCAAAGATTTTGAAAACTACCTAAAGAAAAACAAATGGTTTGAATATAAGAGTCACCGGATCGCACAGCGGCTACGAGACATTCACGGCGAATCAACGGTATTGAAAATCAAAGGCAGAAGTGTGCGGGTTTGGGTAATCCCGTCCTTTGAGGCAATGAATATTGAAATTGACCCACCACAATTTGAAACGAAAGAGGCAGTGTTCTAATGGAAGAAAAGTCAGACAGAAATGCAGAAATTTACCGAATGCGACATGTTGAGGACATGACGTTCACCGCGATTGGTGAGCGTCTAGGTTTATCTCGTGAACGTGTTCGTCAGGTTTACGAGCGTATGAAAATCCAGAACGAGGATAGTTGGTTTGCGGAGGGCGACTACACTCGACGTAGCTGCCCCAACTGCGACGACTGATGTTCCGTATCTTCGGTCCACCCGGCACGGGCAAGACGACGACCTTGTTGGACATGGTTGACCAAGCTCTGGAGGAGGGCATACGGCCCACGGACATTGCGTTTCTGGCGTTTACGCGCAAGGCCGCAAACGAGGCCAAAGAACGTGCTGCTAAACGTTTCGATCTGTGTCCGAAAGAGGATCTGCCAAACTTCAGGACCCTGCACAGTCTGGCATTGACGCTGACCGACATTAAACGAGATCAGGTGATGCAGACAGAAAACTACCGGGAATTATCTCAGGTTTGTGGGGTCACGCTGCACGGCACCAAGTCCACAGCAGATGATGATCTGCCCTCTATCAACAGCACGGCGGATCCGATTCTTGGTGTCATCAATCTGGCACGGCTGCGAAAGGTACCGCTTAGAGAACAGTACAACATTAGCGAGATCGACGAGGAATGGAGTCTGGTGGACTACGTTGACAAGACGCTGCGCGAATATAAGCACAGGTTCAACCTGTACGACTTTACCGACATGCTTGCCGTGTTTGTGGAATCGGGGGCACGGTACTGCCCACATTTTAAATTAACTTTTTTGGACGAGGCGCAGGATCTCAGTCCGCTTCAGTGGGATATTGCCCATCTACTCGATGAAAAATCAGAGCGGATGTACTGCGCGGGGGATGATGACCAAGCCATCTATCGTTGGGCCGGGGCTGACGTTGATCATTTTATCAATTTGGAGGGCAGCGTAGAAACGCTGACCCAGAGCTACCGCATTCCAAGCACTGTACATAGTCTTGCAGAGCGGGTGGTGGGTCGCATACGCAATCGGTTCCCAAAGAAGTACCAACCTCGCGAAGAAACAGGCGTGGTTCGACGGATCAACAGCGTGGACGAACTGGACATGGCTCACGGCACATGGCTTATCTTGAGTCAGGCGGGATACCTGTTACAGCCGGTACAACAGGATTTGAAATCCAGTGGCTATCTATTTACCTACCGTAACTTCCGTAGCATCAGCGAAAAAATCAGCGCGTCGGTGATCGGGTGGGAAGATTTGCGAAAGGACCGTCCCATAACAGGGGCTACTGCACGGAAGATTTACAGCTTTATGTCCCTAAAAACAAGGGTTCTACGGGGTTTTAAAAAGTTGCCGTCCCTCGACGATGAGGATATGGTGACTTTACAGGAGTTACAGGAACATCACGGTTTGGTGGCAACTGAAGACATGCTCTGGCATGAAGCGATGGACAAGCTGCCCGAACAGGACCGGGCTTACATTATCGCCATGCTGCGACGGGGTGAGAAGTTTACTGCCACTCCGCGCATTACGGTGTCCACGATTCACGGGGCCAAGGGTGGGGAGGCGGAAAACGTGGTCGTGTTTACAGACTTGTCCCCCGCTGCTGATCAGCAGATGAGCCTGAATCCTGATGACATGCACAGGACTTTTTATGTCGCAGTGACGAGAAGTTTACAAAATTTATATATTGTAGAACCAGAGGATCACAACAGGAGCTACCAATTATGACTGACCAACTTTATTACTACGAAGGCACCGTGGTGCGCGTCGTGGACGGCGACACAATTGATGTCGATATCGATTTAGGTTTTGGCATCGTGCTGAAAAAGAAAAGGTTGAGATTTTTAGGGATTGATACCCCCGAAAAACGGACCCGCAATCTGGCAGAAAAGGCACTGGGTTTGAAGGCCACGGCCCGTGTCGAAGAACTGTGTGGCGAAAAAGTACGATTTGTTAGCCAAGAGTTAGACAAATACGGGCGGGTGTTAGCAACACCGTTTGCTATCGATGAAAACGGCATTGCCGGGGTCAACATCTGCGACACTTTAATAAAAGAAGGATTAGCGGTGCCATACTTTGGCGGTAAAAAAACCAAGGTCTGGGGCGCGTGAAAGTTACACTGTTTTTAGTGACCGTTGCCGTTTGGTTTCCGTTCGGAGAAAGGAGCAACGTAAACCAATGCTTGGTGGCTGCGGCGGATCTTGAGCAACGGTTCGGGGTGCAAACCGTGTGTCTTGCACAAACAAATAATCATGTAGAAATTTTTGAGGTGGCAAAAATGATGAAAATAGATGGTTTTGACGATGCAATACTGGGTGTGTGCCAGAGAAAAGGTCAGCCTGACTGTGTGCTGTATGACGAGGAAAAAATTTTAACTATGCTGATGCGTGACGGCGCGTCCTACGGAGATGCTCTTGACTATTATCGCTACAATATTCTTGATGCTTATGTGGGTGAAGGTACTCCGGCTTTTCTTGTAGAAGCGTCAGCGGAAGAAATTGATGAAATGGGGGAGTTAGAATGAAAAACGATAGGCTGTTTATGAAAGAGACTGATGGTAACGGCCCTCCGAATTGGCAAAAAGAACTTGCTGCGATGGATACTGATTTGAAAATAAATTTTGGTGATGAGTCCGATGGTAAAAGTGACGGGTCAACAGCCCGTTATTACGAGTTGCCCGTGGAGGCCACGGAACTGCAACACTTGATATCGCACAAGGATATGAATGCTCAGATCGGTGAGATATTCCGTAGCTGTTATCGCTACGGTCAGGCAAGTCACAGTGACCAGTTGCGGGACGCTAAAAAAATTAAATTTTACATCGAGGCGGAGATTGACCGCCTGAGTAAATTACAATGAGCTTACAAATGGCAATGTTCCCACCCAAAACGGAGTGGGTGCCGCCGCTTGAGCTACCCGATTTGTCAGGCGCAAAACGTATCGGCATTGATCTTGAAACGCGGGACCCGGATCTGAAAACAGCGGGACCGGGTTGGGCAACTAACAATGGCGAAATCTGTGGTTATGCAATTGCCACGGAGGATTGGCAAGGCTACGTCCCCATTGCACATCTTGGTGGCGGCAACATCGATAAACGCATCGTCAACAAATGGATGACCAAACTGTTGGCTCTGCCGTGCGAGAAAATCATGCACAATGCCCCGTATGATCTGGGTTGGCTCCGCGCCAGTGGCTTTCAAGTCAACGGGCGGATTATCGATACCATGCTGATCGCCAGTCTGTTGGACGAAAACCGCTTCAGCTATTCTCTGAATGCTTGCGCCTACGACTACCTTAACAAAACGAAAAGTGAAAAAGATTTAGTCGCTGCTGCGAAGGAATTTGGTGTCGATCCGAAGGCTGAGATGTGGAAGATGCCTAGTATGTATGTCGGACCCTACGCTGAAACTGATGCGGTTCTCGCGCTTGAACTGTGGAACTACTTCCGCGTTGAGCTTGGCAAGGAAGACCTTTGGGACATTGTTAATCTCGAACTTGATCTCCTCCCAATCTTGGTCGAAATGACTATGAAGGGTGTCCGCGTGGACACTGACCGCGTTGAGCGAACGCGAGATGAAATCCTCAAACGGGAACGTGCTGTCCTGAAGGAAATTAAGAAAATGGCCGGGATGGATGTAGAGATTTGGGCAGCGCAGTCGGTCGCGAAAGCTTTCGACAAGTGCGGGATCGCATTCCCACAAACCAAAAATGGCAGTCCGTCGTTCACGAAACTCTTTCTTCAAGAGCATCAGGCACCACTCGCGAAGCTCATCCTCGAAGCTAGGAATCTGAACAAGACTAGCGGGACTTTCATCAACACAATCATGCGTCACACGCACGTAGATGGCCGCATCCATAGTCACATTAACCAAATTCGTTCTGATGATGGGGGTACCGTATCAGGTCGCATATCCATGAACAACCCCAACCTACAGCAGATCCCCGCCAGAGATCCAGAGATCGGGCCGATGATTCGCAGTTTGTTTCTGCCGGAAGAAGGTGAGCAGTGGGCGGCGGTAGACTTCTCGCAACAGGAACCACGGATCTTGGTGCATTACGCACACATCTATGGACAGTCGCGGGGAATCCCGTTAGAGGGTGTACAAGAGTTTGTAGACGGCTATCGGAACGATGCCACCACTGACTTCCATACGATGGTCGCGGAGATGGCAAAGATTAACCGTAAGCAAGCCAAGACAATTAATCTGGGCATGATGTATGGCATGGGTGTGAACAAACTTAGTGAACAGCTAGATATCCCCGTGGATGAAGCCAAGGATCTGGTCAAGCAATACCACGACCGTGTGCCGTTCGTGAAGGGTTTGATGCAGGGAGTACAGAACCGGCTGAATGATCGTGCAGCGAGTGGATCAATTCGTAGCATACTGGGCAGAAAATGTAGATTCGATCTCTGGGAACCGGACACGTTCGGCATGAGTAAAGCGATGCCATATAAGGATGCAGTAAAAGAGTATGGCGAAACCACGCGCTTGAAACGCGCTTATACCTACAAGGCCCTGAACCGCTTGATCCAAGCCAGTGCTGCTGACATGACGAAGAAAGCGATGGTCGATATTCACAAGACGGGTCGTGTGCCGATGCTACAGGTCCACGATGAGATTGCGATGTCCGTAAAAGATAGAGCAGAGGCTGAAGAAATCGCTAAGATTATGACTGAGGCGGTGCCATTAGAGGTGCCCAGTCTGTGCGATGTCGAGATTGGTGCGTCATGGGGCGAAGCAAAATGATTGCATTGGCACGATTTTTGTGGTTTCCTAGTTAATCCATGATGACCTGCAAGAGCATTAACCCCGCAAAAGCGGGGTTTTTTTGACTTCTTCTATATGTTCCCATATAATCGCAGACATAACGGGAGAAATCACATGGATACGACTCGATGGAAATCGGTTCTAGTACCTAAACCGATCTACGAACAAATCAAGCGGGACGCAAAGCGCGAAGGCCGAACAATCAGCGGTCAATTGCGGAAAGTGCAAGAGCTTTACACGCAAACCAGAAAGGCGAATACAGAAAAGGTTGCGTAAGGATAACAACGACGGTATTATTTGCACACTTTCCATTGTCCCCAATTGAAAGAACGTTAGTTGAAAAACGTGCCCCTCTTCGGAGGGGCTTTTTTTTGCCTGTATGTTTGACATTCTCTTATAAACTCCTATAAAGTGAGCATATCTTGGAAATAGGAGTAACTAATGAATAATTTATGGTCAGAAAGATATACCAAACTTACGGTGCATTGTCTTAATTGTGATGGGATATTTAGAGAAGCCACTCCCACCATTCAAACATGTCCCCACTGTGGCAATGACGACACACAACGAACTGTTTACCTACAGGGGGAGTAACCAATGGATAAAAAATTCCAACAAGTCACCATCATTATTTCATCTGACGATCTTGGAGGAGATCGCTATATTATTCCACCGCTTGACATTCTTTGCGACTTGATAGCGGACTCAGCGGATGTTGATCTCATAGCATTCAAAGATGTGAAAGATATGCAGCTAACCATTAAGGATGACCAAGAATGAAAAGTAATGACTATGGGTTTGTCTACCAAATCCCGAAAACGCAGGAAGAAGCTAATGCTTATTACAAGATACTTGACAGTTGGATGTGTGATGAAGTGATTTGGCAAGATGGTGAAGCAACTTACAATCAAGCTGCCGATGAGTTTAATCTGCATTTGCAACTGGCAAAAAGAATCAAACAAGAATCAGGGTTTTCCCCTACGATTTCTAGTGATGTTTTCTTCTTCGGTATCCCAGAACCCATGCCCAAACAGGAGGACAGATGAAAGAAAAACTTTTGGTCGATTTCAAAAACGTTCTGGAGGAGGTTGTGCAACAACACCCTGACTTAGAACAAGCCATTGGGAACGATGGCTACACCTTGCGTAATTACGTGCGGCGCGGTCTGCGGCATTTTTGCATGTTAACGTATGCGTTTAGTCCCGACGAAGATTTCGCGGACCAAGACATTTACGAGGCCGCACAATGGGCACACGCCGAATATCTGCTTGAAAAACAAGAGAGGACGAACCATGAATGAAGACGTTTTGTTCAACGAAGTTACTGTGCGCGAGAACTTAACTTACGCTGATGCAGTGATGATCATTGATACCGTGGTGCGCTTTGCAAAGCACGTCAGTCAAGACCAGTCTGCCGCCACCCGATTACACTTTATGTTGCCGTTTGATGCTGACGAAATCGATCAGGCATGGCAACGCATTCAACGAGGATAAAATTATGGACTTACAGCATACCGCTTTGAAGGCCGCCGTGAACGGTCACTACAACCTGCAACATACCCGTATTCGCACGGGCAATGCGCTTGTTGCCAATTTCAAAATTGAAATCGGACAGGAGCCTAGCAAGTCAGAAGATACTCTCGATCCAGATGCCAAACTGTTACTGGCAAATCTACGGACGAGTTACAAAAAAATTACTGATGGCATTGCTGCCATGACCCCGCGTCGGTTCAAAGCGCATGGCTTGATTTCGGACTACACCAAATTTGCTCTGGTCGAGCAGTATGTCAATCTTTGTGAGGCGGAGGAGACCGCGTTCAAGCAAATGAGCTATCTGGTGAAAGAGTTTCCGATCTATCGCATGTTTCTTGAAGATGTGAAAGGAGTCGGGCCAACGATGGCAGCGGTCATCATTTCCAGTTTCGACATTCACAAAGCAGAGTATCCCAGTTCTTTATGGGCCTATGCCGGATTAGATGTCGTCAACGGTGCAGGGAGATCCCGAAAGAAAGAGCATCTGGTGGACCAGACTTACCTCGATGCAGAAGGTAAAGAGCAGACAAAGAAAGGTATCAGCTTCAATCCGTTTGTGAAAACCAAATTGATCGGGGTGCTTGGCCCGTCGTTCGTGAAAACCAAAGGGCCTTATCGGGATATCTACGATAACTACAAAACGCGGATCACGCACATGCCCTCGCATAAAGAGAAAAGTAAGGCGCATCTTAATAACATGGCAATACGGTACACGGTCAAACGATTCCTTGTGGATCTATATGCTGCGTGGCGCAAGCTTGAAGGACTCCCCGTGGCGGACGAGTACAGCAAAGCCAAGTTGGGTATCAATCACAAGGTTGCATGAGTCATTGGGTCCGAGAAAACCATCTATCGCAAACGAGTCAGAATCGGCAAGAAACCCAAATGGAAGAAACGAGTCACATAATGCAAGAAACCCAAATGGAAGAAACGAGTCAGGGAGCGAGAGAAAACCAAACTCTCTAAACGAGTCACACGAGTGGAGAAAACCAAGCTATATAAACGAGTCAAAAACAGCTAGAAAACCAGACTAACCGAACGAGTCAAAGCGGTTAAGAAAACCAAGGTGTATAAACGAGTCGAGGTGTAAGAGAAAACCAAATTCACCGAACGAGGATAACGGGATGAGAAAAAAATACGTGTGCAAATTTTGTCAGTGCGCGGATCGCGAGTCATTTACTACAGGTTGTTTCTACGAATGCCGCAAGTGCAGGGCACAACGGTCCAAGGATGTCCATTTTGAAATGCACTCTCAGGCGTTGAAAAAACAAACGTTGTCGAGAATCTACTGGAAACTGCCGTTATAGCTGATCGTGTAAGTTGTTGATTTTGTTAAAGAAAAAAAAGTTCTGGACTTTTCATCCTGAGTATGGGACAATAGCAATATTGACATAATTAAAAATGTCGATGGTGGGTCATGCCCATCCGCTCTTTAACAATGTGGATCAAACGTTTTTCAACTTACTTACAGGACGTGAGGGGGCAACCCTTCACGGTTTTCAATGATGAAAATTCAAAAAGTAAACCGGCCCAAAGGCCACAACCGATATTGCGGCCCCGCCGCTATCTCTGCTCTTACTGGTTGCGACACTAATATGGCGGCATTAGCCATCCGATTGGTCAGCGGTCAAAGAGCCGTTCGAGGAACTCACCCTTCAGTTTTGTTACAGGCTTTGAAAAAATACTGGAACATTGAAGCAACCGAAATTTTTTCTTCTGATCGCAAAAACCGGCCAACGCTTACGCAATGGCTGAAAAAATCAAAAGAAGATCGAACGGCAGGGCGAGTGTTTTTACTGGTTGCCGGTAATCACTATCAACTGGTATCAGGTAAACGTTACGTTTGCGGCATATCAAAAGACATAGTGAGTATTAAAGGAGAAGTGGTTAAGCGTCGTGCCAGAGTGTCAGACGTTTGGGAAATCACTTGTTCTGGCAGAGTGGGACTAACCGCTGAAGGCAAAACGAAGTTGGTCGAACAACCGAAGTTGGTCGCGGCATCAAAGCGAAAGCATAATGCTGAATTGTCGAAGATCAGACGGTTTGCCAAACAAAGTTGGTCGAATGTTTTTGTTACAAAGTGGGACATCACTTTTGAACATGAACCAGAGTTTGATCGATGGTACATCAACTGCCCAGAGTGGATCGATGAAGACGAAGACCCTGCTTACGACGCTCACTTTGCGTATAGCTTTGAGGGTCTTGCATACCTCGTCGAAGAGTACGCGAAACACCATCCACGGCACCCAGAACATCACTTGCGTAAATTTAATTTATGTGCCGAATTTTAACCTTAACCTAACCCCGCTTCGGCGGGGTTTTTTTGGAAAAGCTCTGGACTTCTCATTCTGGGTATGGGATTATTGCCACCTCAACTAACTTAGGACAGAAAGATGAACGAAGAACTTTTGAAACACGCCAAGGCAATCCGCTTTGAACTGATTAGCCTCGAAGCACGATTAGAGGAGCCTTTCGCATCCAACGTCAGAGCGGCCATTGAAAGTGCTCAAAAAATTGTGGACCATTTTGAGGGCGAGAACGATGAGCATTAACCTAGAAGAAAGTTATTATAGTATGACTAACTTCATCATTGTGGACGATTCCGATTACGGCGAAGGTGAGCAATTCCAGTTTGAACATGGAGGAAAAACTTGGGGTTTTACTTACTACGAAAACAACGGTAGTCAAGTTGTTTCTATCATGGAGGTAGATCAGCATGAATAAATATAAAGTACCGGCAACGATGTTCACCTATCTAACTCTTGAGGTATCAGCAGAGTCAGAAGAAGAAGCGTGGGCAATAGCTAGAGATACTGACGGTGGTGATTGGGTTGACGAAGGCTTTGGTGATTGGGAAGTAGGACAGCCCGCTTTACTTAAAGCTTGATTCAAGGACCACGGTGCTTGGACCACGGCCCCGCTTCGGCGGGGTTTTTTTGGAAAACACTGTTTCTACTTATATAGCCAAAGATTTATTTTTTTTATTTTTTTTATTTTATACCCGTAACCAGTGTAACTGATGTAACCACTATACAATAGGTAACAAAAACAATTACTTA